CCAGTTTCTTAAATAATGATTTGGAACAATGTAACAAATACTCCAATCAATCCTACAATTCCAAATATGATGAAGCCGTATAACTCCATCCATTCATACTTGTATTTTAAATTGCAGTATGGCAGAATTCCAAAACAGGAAAGCGCCATACCTAACAGAGCTAAGCAGCGAACCGTTGGGATAGTACTTAATGTAAAGAATATGCATACGTATATTGCAACAATATAGAAACCTTGAAAGAAACTTTTAATTTTATTTGGTGACATTTTAATCCTCCTAAAGCTACGTTACATTGTAACCAAACTCATGAATACCAAGAACACTCCGATGATAGCACATAATCCAGCAAGCATATGCAATCCCTTCTTGATATCCTTTTGTTCCTTCTCACTCTTACTGGACATATCTGTTGCTTCAGAATGCCAGTAAATTGTATATCCAGCAATGATTAATGCGATTCCTCGCATCAGTGGCTCTTCCTGGTAACATACACCAATCAGAGCTGAAATGATTGTAATGATTGCCATCACCAGTTTCTTGGCACCGGAAATTTTTCTTACCGGTGTAGTAGCCTTAGTCTCTGCAGTCTCGTTTACGGTTACATTGTTCTCATTGTTGTTAGTTGTGTTTGCGTTCATTTTATTTTCCTCCTAATATTTTGAATTGATTTTAATTTACATTACATATTCTTGTTAGAAAGGGCTTTGAATATATCCTTCTTGAACAGCCCTATTCCGATAATGCGGATTACTCCCAATGCCAGGATTGTATGACCTAGAATTCTAGCATACATATCCCAGCCATGTGCGAATCCTCTAAGTACTGGATGAGACGATTCCTTTTCCATCACATCAATCTTTCCAATTACTTCATCAAAAATGTTCTTCTCTTCCATAAACTTCACCTTTACCTTTCTTGAATTTAGCATCAGAGAAAATATGCAAAATAATGCATTGTAACAGATGCTATTAACCTTATTATCACAGATATATTATATAAACATAAATTAAGAGATTTTAAATTTTAACAATTGTATAAATACCTAAAATGGAGGTATAAAAGAAGATATGTTATGATAAATCCAAATTCTTTAATAACCCTGGACAGTATCAAAGACAGTAACGGTGAAGTACTTCATATCGGTAATATGGGGGACGATTTCGAAGTTGAAGAATACGAATTGTCCAATCCAAAAGACTTTTCTAAATATCTTTCCGATATAAAGAATTGTGTCCGATCGTCTATAGAGTATAAGGCTCTTATCAAGAACTTGAAAGATTATGGTATGATGAATCGTTCAGGTTTAAATCCAAATATATCTAATGATCTAAATGAATCTGGTAAAAAGATTTCTATAGAAATACATCATACACCATTTACATTAGAAGATATTGCTAAGATAGTGTATGAGAAAAGACTCATACGAGGGCAAGATCTTTCTATAGAAATGGTTGCAAAAGAAGTTATGATGTGCCATTATATGAACTTGGTTGGATTGTTTCCTTTAACAAAAACTGAACATGAGTTAGTTCATAATGGTTATATATTTATTCCGGTAAACAATATCTACGGAGACTATAGGATGTTTATGGAAATCTATTCTGAATATATAGATAGTGATACTGTAGAAACTATAGAATCTATAGAGGAATTATCTAAAAACTTTGATGTTGAAACACAGAATAAGATTCTTTCTCAATCAAATATCTATATAGATCCGGCTTATCAAGTACCGGCATTTGAAACCGTAAAAGATATTATGGTGAAGAGATTAGATACGATCAAAGACAATATGTACACTTTACCGATACTGAATACAAACGAAACTCCAAAATCTAATAAGCCAAGAGAAGCTATTATTTTTTGTGAAGAATAGAAGGAGAGAATGTGAGTATAAGAGATACTATACGACTTATAGATTACTACGATAATAATATTCCTCATATTCAGATAGAGAATACGAGATATATTTCGGAGAATGCTATAATGTCGTTTATGGAAACCAGTGGTGTTCAATCAAAAAGTCTTGTTATAAAAAGACTAAATGAAGAATACCATACAGATATGACTGTTGTTACAGAAAATTCTGATATTGGTATATTGGTATCATTATTAGAAGAACTAAACACAAGAGAAATCAACGATATTAATCATCTTGATCAGATTGTTGGTTTCATGTTTGATAAGATTATTGCTCTCATCAGTAGACAACCATTCAACAATGTTAATCAGATTGATATCCGTATCGATAAATGTAATAAGTTGATTGAAAGTTTAGAAGAAGAACTAGCTAAGATAGAAAAGATGTCCGATGAGGATGTTAGAAGATCCGGAACAAAGTTTATGGCTCTATATATCTCTAAGATTATCAGTACCATATTCTTTGATATTGCTAAACCTTTAGCAACTGCTGCTAAGTTTACTCTATACGGAATGTTTATGACTGGTACAAAATTTGCATACGATTTTACAGGACTTACTCTAAGTCTGGTAAACTATAAAGGATTCCTGAAAGCTAACTTAGCAAAGATAAAGTCTGTTAAATCTTCTTTGGAAACTACTAAGAAGCTTTTTGAGAAAACCCAAAAACAAAAGAAAGATGATAAGGAGAAAAATAATAATGAGAGCAAAAAATAAATATGACGCTTTATTAGAAGAGCTGTTTGATACAGAAGATAGCGTTCAACCAAAAAAGGTACGTTATCAGAAGAACTTCGAAATCAAGAATGGTAATATCGAAGTTCTACATGATGAAGATGATAATGCCGACGGTGCTGAATTGGCAGTAGTTGGTGAAAAAGAACTCCAGAAGATCAAAGAAGAGTTCGGTTATCGTCATAACTATCTTCCGGATAGTAAGGTTGTATCATTCTATGATGCTGAAGGAAATGAAACTTTCCATACACCTTCTCAGAATTTAGATACCATGGGATTCACCTTATCTGAAGCATACTTCGGAAAGAAAGTTACGGAAGAAGCATTTATGCAGTTCTGTATTGTAAGAGAAAAGTTTAAGAATGCAAAGTATTCTCCAAAGATGGATCTTGATCCGGATGTGATCAAGTTCAATCGTGCCGTAGAGAAGACTTTCGGATTTACAACCTTCTCTTTATCGATTTCTCCAGATTTCTCTTTCAATGCTTATGCTATTCCAATCTACACCTACCTCAGCCCGGCAAATGCTCAGAAGGTAAAGTCTTCTCTTCTGGGAGGAAATTGGGGATTTAAGTTCTCTGATTATGGAAAGATTGTAGCATTGAGTACTATGAACTTAGGAGCTATTGATTCCAACCTTTCAAATGAAGAGTTATTTGCAGTAATGCTTCATGAGATTGGTCATATGTTCTTCGAAGCTGTTGTAGATCCTAATGGAATCTACAATTCCACATCTTATGTGTCTAACGTTCTTTCAAAGGTAAATAGTAAGGTTTACGAAATTATCTCTACCGGAAAGAAGAGCATTGACAACAATGAGATTATCAGAGATATTGATAATATCGTTGCACCATTTATTTCAAAGATTGTTGTTGGTCTTACCAATATTAAGAACGTTATTGCTAAGCCTTTGCAGGGTGTATTTAGTTTATACAGAATGGTAAAGGGAAAAGTATTCAAAGAAGGTATGTTTGATAACATGAACGATAGAGGAAAGATCAGCTATACCAATGAGAAATTTGCGGATACTTTTGCAGCAATGTATGGATACGGTCCGGAGCTACATGCAGCATTGTTAAAAGCTTTCAAGAACTACGAAGAGAACAACGTTCCTAAGAAGTATGCTCAGCCAAAGGGCTTTATTGCTAAAGCATTATGCTTTGCCGATATCATGTATAATGACTATATGGCATTTATCTGCAATCTTAAGGATGAACATCCAGATGGTCTTACAAGAATCAATGTTGGTATCCAGTATCTTTCTAAGGAAATTTCTAAAGATAACATTGATCCTAAGATGAAGAAGGAGCTGATCGACCAGCTTAACAATCTTAAGAAGCAGATTGAGGATTATATTGCTTTCAATAATACAGAAGGTGACACGCTTTCTGTTACAAGAAGCTATTATATCTATCTGTATAAAAAGTTTGGTGGAGACAGAAGAGAAGCCCAGACAGATAATGAAGCATTGTTTGATACTATCGATAAGATGCTTAACACTTTGAAGAACTCTAAATAATGGAAAAGAGGGAATAGTAAAATGGGATTGAATTTAAGCAATATATACAACGTACCAAAAGATATTTATGATGTTGGTTTAACGGAGTCTGTAAAGGGCTCCGTTTTCAACATGAATGATGTTGATGAAATGATTCTGGATTACAGAAATGCTGTAAAGGAATGCACTTATGATTTATCTCTCATAGCTATGCAGGAAGGATTTAACCTTAAAGATGTTTTCGGAAAGGTTGTTGCTTTCATTACCAACGTATTAAATATGATTGGTAAGTTTATCAAGAATTCTATTAAGATTATTGGTAATCTTATTGGGAACTTTGTGAAACTTCTTAGAGAAGCTTTATCCAAGAATAAAGATATTATAAAGGATAAAGGTAGGCAGGAATCTACCACATATCTTGGAGAACTTGAGAACAGGCTGAATGAGAAGAATGTTAGTGTAAAGATGTGTGATATTGATAATATTGCAAATCTTACAGATCTTAAGATCGGACCAACAGCATTACCAACTGCTACAAACATCATCACTTACAATCTTATCTCTATAGAAGAGTACACAGAATCTATCGGTACGGCTTTGACAGCATCTTTCAATAGAGGAGATAGAAATCTTGATGATTACGGAAATGAAGTATTTACAAATGCTAATAATTTCTGTAATACTGTTGATTCTGATTTGGCTAATGCTGTTGAAAAATGTATTGTTGAGTTATTCGGAGATTATCGTACAAAGGATATCCTCAATCATCTTAACAGTAATGAATCTGCCCGTATGATTAAATTTGTTGATGATTTCAATAAGGATATGTTTGGCCCTAAGGTTTCTAAAGATGAGAAGCTTACTGTTGAACTGTATCTGAAGTGTAAAGAGATCATCAAGGGAACTACTGCTATCGAGATAGTTATCAATTCTCTTGAATCTGTTAGTGTTCAGTACAAGGGTGTAGACAATAAGATTGATCTTATTATGTCTAAGCTTAACAGATACTGGACAACTATGACTCAGCAGAACTATCCGGAAGATCAGAGAATTCATATGATGCTGGGTCGTATTACCAATACATTCAGACAGCTTACAAATATGATGATGGATGTCATTACCACCCATCAGAAGATGGTTCTGTATAAGGCCGATAGACTTAGAGAAGTTTATTCTGCTAACGGTTCCTGCATGATGGTAATCAATAAGTGTAGAGAGATCATGAAGGGCTACAAAGGACCTATCGAAGAGAAAGTTAACATTGATGGAAGTTCTATAGATGCTCTTATGGAGAGCCGTCATAACGAAATCTTCAATCAGACAATTGATCGGCTATTTAATCTTGCAGAAGCTGAGTATAGTGAGAGAAGATTCAATCTTCTATTCGAACAATTGCTGTTAGAAGATGGAGAACAGAATCAGAATACTGATAACAACGCTAACGCCACCAGCAACAACAATACCAGCAATACAGCTACAAATAACGCTTCTGGCAACAAGAAGAAGAGTATCTATATTATAAAGGCATTCTTCAAAAACGTGGCAGACATTTTCCGGAAGCTTTTTAAGGGCGAAAATTCACCGGTAGAGATAGCACTTCATGGGGATCCAAAGGATGTTGCCGATGGAAAAGATAAAACCGAGGTTTTCAAAAAGCTTTCGCCTGTTGTAAAATATAATAATGAAGTTGGTAAGGTTACTCTTACAGATTCTTATATTTACGATCTTGATAAGATTGACAACTTTGAAAAGAAACTTGACAATCTTAATGTCAATAAGATCTTCCCAACCAACACCAATGAGTTATTTAGTTCAGAATATCTTGGACAATTCTCTGCTGATATAAATACAGCTATTAAAGAGGATGGTGCTGAGAACAAGATTGTTGCAAAGTATCTTCGAGATCTTGGAATCAATGTTGAAAATGATAATGAAAAGCTCAATATCACTCAATTATTACATGACAGTCTTTCTGAAAAGCGTATTGGAAAAGATCCGGAAAATCTTACGAAGGAAACATTTGAAATAACTGTTGATAATATTAGCAGTACAATGGACGAAACGTCCAGACTTCGAGATTATGAAAAGACTGTTGTAGATGCATTAGAGAGAGTTGCAAATGCAAACTTTGATAATTTTGATGCAAATAATCTTGATGCTGGCACCATTACTACTCTTAAGCAGATCTTTGGGGATGATGGTAACGATGCTGAAGAAGGTAAACAGGAATCTGTAAGTTATGAGACCTACAACGTACTCAGATCATTAATGGAAGCTATCCAGACGAATGGTGCTGGTAGTGGAAACAGTGAATCTGGAGGAAATAACTCTTCTGGAAATATGAAACTTGTAAACAAGTATCTTAACGGTTTAAAGAGTATGGCTAAAGCTAAGATTAAGATTATACAGGCTTATATAAACTTTAAGTGTGCTGCATGTACAGCATGTTATGGTATATTTATAACTGTCGCAGAGGCTGTTTATACAGATGATTATAACAAGGCTGTTGGCGGAAAAGCAAACAACAAACCCGCAGATAATAATCCTAATGATGCTAACCAGAATCAAAACAACAATAACAGCCAGCAGCAGAATAACAACAACCAGAATAACGGAAATAAGTAAATCATTCGTGGAGTATAGCTTTTTGGGCTATACTCCATATTTACTTTTTATTTCACTTTTAATATTAATATAAAAGTAACTTGTGAAAATATATTATAAATATGAAGAATGGAGTGTTTAGAGAATGAAGACCTTGAGAAAAAACAATATTTTCAATGGCCAATCTATTTCTATCTTTACAGATGCATCTTTTAGAGCTTACAATAAGTATAATGGAGTAGGAACCGTTTGTTCTGGAGCTTGTGTATATAATAATGACGTATTAATCGATCAGCAATTTTATATTCAGAAGAATAAGACAGTACAACAGGGAGAACTATACGCTATCCTTATGGGTGTATCTATGGCATATAAGTATAGAAACTTTGGTACCATTAGATTATTTTCAGATTCTCAAACATCTATCTTTGCAATAAGAGATAGAATCTTTAAGTGGTTAAACTTACAAAAAAGATATGGTGGAATTTTAGATGAAGGAGGAGAAATTAAGAACGTAGATTATATTATGAATATCATTCATACTTTGCTGGCAAACAATATTCCAATAGAATTATACCATGTAAAAGGACATGTGAATGTAAATAGTAACGACAGCTTAATCAACGCAATCAATGTATTTAGAGTATCGAATAGAATCGATATGAACGTTGATTATGATTTGATAAGACAGATTTCTGAATGTAATGATCAAGTAGATAGATTTACAAAGTTTATGCTAAATTATGAAGTAAACCCAAAAGAGTATACTGAAGCCATTGCATTTAGTTATGGTGGAATAGATACAAACAGATATAGAGGTTTACTGAATGGAAAGGTGGGATAATGGGTTTCAATATGTGGACACAATCATATTTCATAGAAGCATCTAAACATTTGAACTTCATCTGTATAGATGTTTATAAAGGAAATATGAAAGACTCTATAGATTTGAAATTAGACTTCTATGATAGGATTACAAACACTAATCTTGGGTCTATAATAATCCAAGAAGATGATATTACTACAATCGTAGATATCTTAGATACATTATTACAGAATTATTATGAAGAAGATTATTTTATTCATACTTCTGGATCGATGAAAGTTGTATTTAGTGATGAGTACAACAATATCTATCCTTCTGATATGGATGTACTTCCTGTAGGATTAGACAATCAGAAGTATATCACATTACAAATCAACAGTAAAGGTGGTGGAGTTACAAAAGTATTTACATCTGTAAGAAACTTTAACTTCACCGGACCAGAAGCAGAAGAATTGTTGAATGCTATCATACAAGAATATTATTCCGGATGAGCGAAATGCCCATCCGGATATTATTTTTTCTTTAATCATCTCCAAAGACTTTCATCATTCTGCTATCTGTACTAACCTTATTCTGCTGTACAGTATATTCCATAACAACAAGCATTGCTCTACTCTTAATAGACTTTATCATATTTTCTTGAGTATTCATAGGAAACCCGAACCCTAATTGTACTTCTAATGCCGGAGTCATTTCCAAACAAATCTCTTTGATGATATATGTAATAGCATTAGCAATCTCTTCGGTACCCATGAAGTTTTCTGTTTTTGGATTGATATTATACACTTGCCACTCTACAAGCTTATTCTTTACAAGAGTATCCATAAGATCTCTAGCTTTTAATATATCAGCTTTCATCAACATCTCTCTTGTAGAGATATTATTCTTAGCATTATTTTTTGCTTCTAATAACTCAAAGAATTTATTGGTTCTAGTAATAACCAAATAAGTTAGTAGACCGCTAAACAGTATTAAAAATATCAGTAGCAAAATCACGATTGTTAGTTTCATTGTATCCTCCCCAAGACATGATAGTGTTTTTAAGATTATAGTACTCTAATCTATTCAACTCATTGTTTTCGTTACATTTGTTTATATACCTTATTACTTTGTAAGCGATATCAAGAGTTATTCCATATCTATACTTCAATAACAAATCCCACCATTTACCAAATGTCATAGATATCGGAATATACATATCAGGATTAGAATGATATAACTCATGAGAAGTTTCATCCAGCATTACTATTGGTATATTATCCAACTTATGTTCTTGTTTCAATAAAGAAACTATATCAAAAGTAGTACATCTTCCAACGGTATTTAATATATGCTGAGATATCAATATTGTGATATCGTAAATGGTAAGGAAGTTATGGTGCATTTCTATCTTAGCCATTCCATCAGCAATGTTTCCCAATATCTGAGATCTATCTAATCCTATAGACATAAGATGAGACTTATAAGCTTTATAAGCTCTTGATCTTCTAAATCTGGCAATGCAGTTTGTAATGAAAGATTTATAAGCATCCATATCCATTAAAGACTCTCTTGTATTGTAAAAATAAAGAGGACCATCGGATGGACCGAACCATACCATAGGATTCTTATCGTTATATTTTATATATTCTTCTGCAAGATAGACATCATAATCATTCACATCCGCTATCTTTGTATCATTATTATAGACAACTAAATCATTGCTCATATACAGAATTCTCCAATCTAAACAACTTTAATTATACGATTGTTCTCACTTCTAAGTAATTAATGTCTATTTTATTAAAAGGAGAAAGATGTTTTATGTGTGGTAAGTTTTATAAAATGATTGGTCTAGAAGGAGTTAGTCAAGATGTTCAGGAACAGTTACGGAGTTATATCAATGAAGCTTTTGATGCTGATATTATGTTTAAGACATTTCCGTACATGAGTATTGAGAAATTCAAATTCAAACCAGACATCAATGATAAGACATTCTTATCTGTAACAGAGATCAGAAATGAACCTTTGAATTATAAAGAAAAAGAGTTAAATTTTGAGATTGATGGATACACCTTCAAGATGAAGTTTATCAACTGGGCAGCTCTTAGATTACCGGAAGATGAGCATAGTATGAATCTCATCAAAGAATTCAGATAATACAAATAGTTGGGAGCGATTTATATGAATATTGAAAAGGTTTATACAGACAATCCACTATTGGATGAGATCGTATATAACTGTAAACAGCTCGCTATCGGTACAGTTCTGAAAGATCAGACTCGTGCCGATAATGAAGAAAGTGCTGAATCTTTAAACGCTGGAGATGCATACGTTGCTATCAAACAGCGATATATAAACTTCAGTGCATTCTATTACGATAAAGAATTCTTATCAAACTTCCCAAACATCTCTGCGGAAGATGCAGAAAAGTATTCTGTTGATAATGAATTGATTCCTGTAGAATTGAGAAAACAGATTTTAGATGTTGCATGTAAAGAGTTCTTGGACACATATGTCGAAAAGAACAACTACTATCGTATGCTTAATGGAGAACCGAATTACGATAGACTTGTTACATACGATGGATTATATGTAGATTTCAATACAATCAATAATGCTCCATCGAATATCAAAGTTTCAAAGTTCTACAGAGACACACCTGGAACGGATTATAGATTGATTCATCAATTGGATATAGGAATGATTGAAGTGTTATATGATAATGGCTTCATTGATTCTTTATTTGATCCTGCTAAGATGAAATCGTTGGATGTAGAGTATAAGGATATAGAATATCTAAAGCACATTGGTAATCGAAAGATCGATTACTATACTTCCCGTTCAGCAGAAAAGTTTGGATTGATCTATTGTCCGGATTCTGAAGCAGTAGAAGTAAAGAATAAGTATAAAGATAAGCTGGAAGCAAATAGAAAGTATATGCTTTATACAATTTACTCGGATGCTTATAAGATCAACTCAGAAAACTATGATAATTTCATGATGGTTTTCTTAGTTTTACAAACTGTAGTAGATCTTATCGTAGAACTTCCAGACTACGTTATCAGAAGAGATGTGTTTGATTCTCGTACTTGCGAATACATCTTTGAATCTAATGGTGTAAAGTACTTTAGAGATATTCCCCTTATCTATCAGATTGCATTGGTAAAGAACTTGAACAAATTGATCAAGTTCAAATCTTCCGATAAATGTATTGTTGATATTGTATCAGTATTTGGAGTTCCTAATATCAAAGTATTCAAGTACTATATCTTGAAAGACAGAAATGTCAACAATGAAATCGACAATGAATACGTTGCCAATGATAATATTGATAAGGACTATACTCTAAAATTCATCAAAGTTCCTATCATGGAAAAATATGATGATTATATCAGAACCAATAACAACATTATCACTTATGATGCTATGACAGAAAGTGATAGACATTGGATTGGAGATAAAGAGTATAATATAATCAAGTCTAATATCAAGAATATGGACTTTACCGTACTTAGATCGAAGTATTATTCTGTAGAAGCATTGATCGATCTTACTAAGAGAAACTTTATATTGGTTTATTTTATGAATATCCTCTTATACAATAAGGTGGATAAGTCTAAACTATTGGTAAACTTACCCAATATATCTACCAGTAAGAAGTTTGAATTGGTTGATGTAATCATCTTCTTATACTCTTTAGGATATTTGTATTATGGTATTGAAGATACTATAATGGACTCCAGAAAGAAGATTGCTGAAGTATTAGGATTTAATACAGAAGCAGATCTACAAGAGATTGCAAACTATCTGAATACTCATTTCGATGGTCTTACTTTAGAAGAACTTGGTGTAGAAGGATATACAATTCCTAAAGCTAATGGTAACAATGAGATTCTTTCTTTTAAACAATTAGAGAATCTGTATTTTACTAATACAAAGATCTATAACCATGTAAGAAAGATGCTTATAAATCCTCCAAATAAGAGAATCTATGATGCTTATAAATACATTTATAAATCACTATTCATTATGAAGTGTAATATGGATTACTATAAGCTCAGTAATGGAAACATGGCATCAACATACAGGCAATTCTTACAAGAGAAGGATCCATTGCTGTATGAAACGCTTTCTAACCTTCTAAAAGTTACCAATCTCTCTGCAAGAAGAGAAGCTGTTGTAAATACTATCCAATCTACAATTCAGTATTTGAAAGATTATGTGAATAGAGATATCGTAAATCTCGATGATGTCTTTGCCGGATTACCATCTATCTCTTTAGACTTCATAAAGAAGTATGTTGAAGAAGTTATAGACTTCTTCAAATCTTTCAAGATCTTTACACACGATTCATCTATTCTGTATACGTTTTCCGATAAGTTTGAGAACTATGTACAATTAGTAGAATGGGTATTGTTCTTATACAAGTTTGATAAATCTGAATTTGTTCATGTGGAAGACTGGATTGGGAAGTCAACTGTATCTGGTATACAGAAGGATAGGTTAGATACTATTGATAAGATTTGGATGGAATTTGATACTTGGGTTGAGCATAACTTTAAAGAGTATTATGAATCTGAAAGGTATAAAGATCTTACAAATAAGATTCGAGATGAATTGACGTACAGTTCGCATTTCTATGTGAATGAAACTGATATCGAAAATGTTTTCAACAAAGATACTTTAAGCATTATCATGATTGATCTTCTAATGGCTGAAAAGTATGAGATTGGAGAGAATATAAGACTTGTTCACTCTAAGCAGCTGGAAGAGTATGTAAAAGATTCTATCATTGATCTTATTTACGCTCTTCATATCGATATTACTCCAGATGATAGATCTGAAATGAGAGATGAACTTACTACCACATGTAGAGAATACTTTAAGTATAGATACCAATTTGGATCTAGAATTGATAGTATGAACGCTATAGAAAATAAGAAGGATATTTATGCTATCCTTGATGAATGCTACATGATTCGAACCAATAAATAAGCATAACCGAAACATTTAAGTAAATATTTATAAGAATAATGGAGGATTAAATGAATAAGAAATTATCATTGTTTGATTTTAATAAATCTGGAGATACAGCATCTATTGTAAGAGAAGGAAATTCTGGAGCAAGAGATTGGAATACTGAAGTAATCTTTAAGGATCTTGATGGAAACCACATTCTTACTACCCACAATAAGGTTGTAATTGCCGGTTCTCAGTTAGTTGCTCAAAAGGTATTTGATCTGGAAGAGTTGGTTGCATTACCTACTTATAATACAGATCTTGGTTTAGATAACTCTGTATCTACTCAGCCTACAAATAATACTAAGGTGGTATTATTCTGCTGCGGTACTCAGGGTTGTGGATTGGAGAACTCTCAGGTTAAGCCTGTAAAGTATACTGGAAGAATTGCTCCTACTGATGATTTGATTCCTTTCCGTTATCAGCTTCCTCAGAATGATATTTCTGATGAATTGAGACATAAGTACTTTGGAAGAAAGGCTACTCAGAGTAGAGTTGCTTACTACTTCAAGGGATTTGAGACCGCACCTACAATGAAGGCTAGATTCGTTGACGGTACTGTTATTGATTCCACTCTGTATAACGTAAACAACAATACAGATGCGGAGTTATTTGTAGAGATGTCTCTTAGAATCACTAAGGAAGACTTCAGAGATTACTTCAAGGCTACTACTGGTATCAATGATGCAAAGGTTAACTCTTTATCTCTTTGCACTGCTTGGTATACAGAAGACGGTGGATACAAGTACTATCAGGATATCAGACCTTTCACTCAGCTGAACATTCCTAATGAGTCATTGATCGATCTCACCAAGGGAATTGACATCACCTATCACATCTACTTCTAATAGAAAGGTTGTAGTATGGCAAATAGAGTATCGAAGACTATAACAGATCAAGCTTTATTGTCAGAATTACTATCTCTTAAGTCTGAAGATGTGACAGCTACTTACATTTATAATCTATTTGGAAAATTCAATGGGGTTACTCGCTGTAACCCCTATGATATTATTTCTATCCCTCCAGGTTCTTATGGTTTAGGAAATAAAAAAAATAAAAACTCATTCATTACCACTGTTGGTATCTGGGTAATGAATAAGTGGATGTTTGAAGTTCCTGGAATGTTTGAACTCTTCCAATATAAGAATGAGAACTTTACTTCTGATACCCTTGGTGCTATCAATAAAGAACTCTCATTTGCTTTGATGGAGGATAGAATTAATGTAGAGGATATGAAACAGTTCCTCATGAAGACCCAATTGGTTATGCAATTCTGTACAGCCTTTTCTCCTAACTATACGGAAGCAACGATGACTCTGTCTAGGGTTATAGAGAAAAAGAAGAATAAGCTCATTAAGGAAAACAAGGAAGCTTTAGAAGCTGGAGATACCTTGGTTGCAGATAAGATAGAAAAAGAACTGATAGCATATGCTATGGAGGTTTTAGGCGATGATCCATTCTTAGACACCTTCCTATCTGGAGCCAGAGGAAATATAAATAACAACTTCAAGAATATGTTTATCTGGAAAGGTGCTACAAGAAATCCAGATCCTAATGCTAAGAATCCGTTCATGATTGCTACATCAAACTATATGGATGGAATCAAACCTGAAGAGTATTCTTTATACTGTAACTCTGGTATCGAAGGAGCTTACTCCAGAGGTAAAAAGACTGAGGATGGTGGTTACTTAGAGAACCTTGCAACCAGAGCTTATCAGGATATCATTTTAGATAAACCTGGTACGGATTGTAAGACTGATAGATGTATCAAAGTTACTATCACAAAAGACAACTTTACTAGATATATTTACAATAATATTGTAACTGGATCTGGTAATCTTGTAGAGTTGAACTCTCAGAATGCTAAAGATTACTTTGGTAAAACTGTAAAGATGAGAATGGCATACTTGTGTAAAAATGAGAAACCTTGTGCAGCATGTGCGGGAAACTTCTATTACAAACTTGGAACAACAAATGTTGGTCTGACGTTAATGCAGGTATTCTCTATCTTTAAGAACAAAGCTATGAAAGCATTCCATGATTCTACCGTTAGTCTTACAGAGATAGATACAATGAAAGCTTTTGGATTAAAATAAGAAAAAATAAAACAGGGTATGGACTTCCGTGTCCATACCCATATTTATTTTTTAGATTACATATTGGTGTTTGGTAAACATTATAAGAGGAACTCCCTCTTTGCTTCTGGCATTATCATATCCTCTTTTGTTTACTTTATCAAAATCTATATGCATAAACTTTCTCCTCTTTTGTTTTCTCTAAACATACCTTTACGCATATGAAGGAAATGCTCTTAGCTCTGCCGTAATATATTCATCGAATTTTGGAAAGTCTTTCAAACTATCCGGAGTTATTCCCTCCATCTCAACAATATCATTAGCTACACGCATCAACCATGACATATCTGATGGCTCTCCCATAACATCAAATTTGGTTTTCTTATCATGGAAGATGATATCACCATCTCTATGCATTATGGCTGATAGATATAAATGGTACCGTATTAAGTTTACCAACACACTTCTTCCTTTCATTTACTGCGAAGAATGTGCCATATTGTCTTCGTTTTTCTGTTATTCTTTCCATCTGAAATCTCCTTTTCTGATATCATTATCCATACAGATAATATCGGTATGATACGGTAATTTATTGAATGCTTTGTTCATAGCATCTTGTGTTTCTTCAGATTGTCTAACAACATACGGAAGCATATACCTTTCAAAGAAATACAAAATAGTGTTCACCTCATCACGGAAACCATCCTTAAATCCAATAATGAATACTCTGTATAGATCATGCTCTTTATCACGGATTGTAACCTGTCCAATTCTTGCCATTGAGAAATAACGTAGTTCGATCCTATAACCATCAACATATTTAACAAAAGACTCTCCACCATCGATCGTCTCTGTGAACTTCCATGTATCATTGATATAAGAATTCATGATAGATTTTTTCGTTTCAAGTTCATCGCATTCATCATCAAACTTTGCCCAGCATCTAAAAAATTCTTCAATACCAGCGGATAAACACTCGATATCTTCAGATGATATAATGTCTTCCTTATTATCTGTAATGGTTTTGCTAAACTTCATAATATCATCTCCAAGAATATTATCGAATCTATTATAAAGCTCATTATCTATCATATTATTTTTGTAAAAAAGTGTATGTATACCCCTCTCAAAGCCATTTTTCATGATCGTGATGTCCAGCCATGCATCATTATTTCTTGCAAACACTATACGCACAATCGGCATATAATACCTGTGACCAAACATTGCTGATGCTGAGTATTTTTTATCATCAGAAATATTAAGAACATATTCCTTTAAGCCTTCTTCTATTGTATCCATCTACTTCTCCTTTCATTTCTTATAGAGAAATCTAAATCAATTGCAGTATTTATGGTAGTTTCCGGATCTTTTCATTCCTTCCATTTAACCACCGTTATCCTTTCGTACAAAATGTAATTTGAGAACATCGTTTAGATTATTTTGTAATTCTTTTATATGCTGACACATATCGCTAAACCTAATTAATCTACAGGTTTCACTATATTTAGATCCTTCCCATATTCTTTTAACATGCTCATCACAGAAATGTGACAGAACCTGTTTAAATATGAGGTTTATAAATGATGATCCGTTTAGTGCTACGGATTCAATGGTACCATCGTTCATAAGATATACATGGATAGTGATATCACGACAGGTTATAATAATTATCGGATGTTCATCATCATAACTGATATCTTTAAAACAATGGACAGTTTGTACATTTGTAAACTGATTAGCTCGATCATATAATTCACACACAGAAGTTTTTTTGATATGATCGAGCTCTCTCAATAGTATATCCAATTCAACATCGCTATTTAGCATTCGTTTAACCTCCTTGGATTACCAATAAGCATTGATCTAATCACCATAGTTTTAAACGTCACCATAGTTTTAAACGGCTCAGCATCAAAATATATATCTCTAGTCAAGATGATTCCACCATCATTCAGAATATAGCCAGTTGTCTTGCCACCAAGCTCATAAATAATTTTCCCAACTACAGTTCTATCATCTCCATCGATTTTGCACCCTCTATCATTTCCAGAATTTTGCAAATTAACTATAAGACCTATTTCTCTAAAACTGATATCGGGTGGTATATAAATTTCATCATCAATCTGAACGGTATTGTGTGGAACAAGATATCTGTTGATTACATTGGATATCGTCAACAGCTCATCTTTAACCGCATTACCCAATGCAATACGATTTTCTTTACTGAACCCATCGGATAAGCTAAAAGCTTTACAGGCATTAACCATATCCACAATATATTGCAGATATGATTTATTGGATCCATTAACGATCTCATTATAATCCAATAAAGACTCTGGACCAACCTTAATGGCTCCATTGGAAAATATTTTAAAATCGTGTAATTTTTCAACAGATCCATCATCATTAACAGTCTTACGGTATATATCGACCACCGGATTTTCTCCGTTCTTCAATGTCCCAAAACCCCAATTGCTAACATCTGTATCGATTTTACAACATATGCATTGTCCTACGGTCTTAGTAATCTTCATTTTTCATTCCTCCTATTTCAACTTAGTTGAAAGTATTATGAGCAATTATGCTAGGAATATCGATACCAAGATATTCTCTTCCTATTACGGTAACCTTATCGACAATTTCGCTAAACGTGAGAATGCTAAGCGTTTTGTTTGAATCGAAAATGATTCCGCCGTCATTCAAGATATATCCCTCAGGGCACTTTTCATTTCCTAATGTAACTTTACCAAATATGAATCTATCATCACCTTCGATTTTACAAAAATTATCATTACACTCGGATTTCTGCAAAGTCAGGGTATGGTTAGATCCGTCAAAAATTATATTCAGAGCTGTAGAAATCTCCTCATCTTCTTCGATCTGTACGATATTGTGTTGAATAGGGCATTCTTTAATGAAGTTCACGCCTCGTAATATCGATTTTCGAGCCATATCCAGAATATCGTTTATATTTTCCTTATGCTTAATATCGTCATACAATTTGCAAAAACTCGCTATATTACCAATAATTTGCAGATATGTTAAGTCGGTCAACCTATTTGCAATTTTCCTATTGTAATCTAATATTGCATATGGAGCAACATTAATCGATCCGTCAGCAAAAATTTCGAAATCATTAAGAGTTTCAACAGAACCATCATCTTTTATAATTTTGCGATAGATGTTTACTATAGGAGAATCTTTATTTGTAGACGAACCAATCTCCTCTTCATTAACATCACAAAATGGGCATTGTCCGACAGTTTTAGTAATCTTCATTTTTCATACACCTCCAAACACATTAATTGTTTACTGAGCAAATATCTATTAAAGCTTTTTCGTAAGCTTCATCGACATCTTCAAAATATTTTTCAATATTTTGATAACTCACTTTGCAGATTTTATGAACTACCTCTATCAAAAATCTAAACTGTAATCTGCTTAGCTTATATGGTCCACTGCCACCAAAAACAACTCTACCATCTCTAAAAATAAACGCATATATTCTATCTCCATTTTCAGAACAAAATTGTAGATTCAATATTGGCTTATCTTCAAAGATATTTCTACGGTTGTACTTAGCATCTTTATCTACTACAATAGAACCAGTAAGATCACCATTATAGATAATTGTATATCTCTGGCCAAAATCTTCAGTAGATCCTCTAAACTGGATATCATTGAACTTTGCATGCATCTTTTCTTCTAAATATTCTAGATAGTGCTGTTCCATATCAATGCTAAATTTGTTCTTATAATAAGTAATTATATTCAATATGGAAAGATAATGCAGCATGGTAGTATCTTCAATAAAATTATAAGGAAACTGATCAATTTGTGTATATCTGCACATAGATACATTTTCCATAAACTCCACGTCTCCATTACTATAAAAGACGATATCTTTATGAACATCGTCTTCTTTATTGTTGTATTTTCTAGATATGGTAGTTACGGGGTATATCTTATCAGATTTACTATTAACTTCTCCTTTCCAATTATCGATCAATATAGTAAATGGCAATCCTCTTTTAAATTTTTTCATGTCATACCTCATTAACATTGTTGATAATATTGCATCAGATTGACTATATTCATAATATTCTGTCCCTATCTAATACGGTCTCTAAATTTTCTACATACATCCTTAATAGCTTCGCTATAAGCTTCGTCTTTTAAAAATTGAATCTAGTACATTAATGTACTAGATTCTTTACTTTTTGATTTAGAAAACATTATACGATTGGTCTATGAAGTCTATAGAATTGAAAGCGTTTGTCATTTTCTCGTAATCTTTAACACCGTCATAATAATATGGAACAATAATATCATCAACCAATATAAATCCAAACTTTTGTAACTCTTTTTCACTTAGCATAACAACAACCTCCTATACATTTATTACCTTTCTTCGCTTATACTAAAATCAATTATTAACACCATCTGTCTATATAGACTTTTATTTTACGGGCAATACCATGGATATCAAATGTATCACGTAGATATACCACCATATCATGCTCACTTTTATTCGGATCACTAATAATATTGGATAATTCGTTAAAAATGCTTATAAATGATATAGTGTTTAGATCGATACAATTATCACCATATTGTCTAATATTAGAAATATCCCCATTAGAACCAAATTCTATTATTAATGTATCGTCTGTTTTTCCGGAATCCTTTATAAATTTTAATCGACATTTCTTTAGCCCATTTATACCCATAACACAAGCTTCTACATAGTTTACAGTACCCAATGGTACATCTTCGCCGGTATATATAATGTAATCACAGTCAAATGTATCTTCTATAACCGGTGAAATATTTATTTTGAAATATTGTATAAGAGATTGTAAAGACATTTTACCGGTTTCTACATATTTCATCACCTTTTTGGATTCATTTAACAATCGTGCAATTCCTGCACTTGAAAGAATACACCCTCTATCATTATCATCTATTTTAAAACAGAACGTATCATTTACCTTATAGATAAATTCACTACAAATAGTTTTATTACTGATAATTGATTCTCCTCGTAATAATATTGTGTATAAAATATTATTTTTGGAGTCCGGTTTATCGTTTATTGTGATAATACATTTATGAATAACCATAAATAAACCTCCGCAAATACATCATTAATTTTCTTCAGTATTTTTACAATTTCTGATTTCCCAATCCTCAAGCACTCGTGTAATACCAGATTTTAAATATTCATTGATAATAATCTTATCTATGAATTTTCTCTCTTTCATCACTTCGTCTATAAACCTCTGAATATCGTCTTTTAAAAATTTCATAAATGTATCTGGCTCATTCTCAAAGTAGTCATTATTACCATCAGCAAAACTTTCATAATCATATCCTGTTTTGTATATATCCAAAATGAGAGCAACGGAATATTCCTTTGCGAATGTAATTTTTATGATAGTACTAGTTTCGAACTCTACACATGCATTACTACTAGTAATATCATTCTTGTCATAATAATACCAAACAACTTTCTTTCCTCTTTTCATTACAGAATCTATTCCTCTGTGTCGTTTCATATATAACATTTTTCCTCCAGATAGCATTTTACAATAAATTTGCAAGTTTTTGAAAAATATAAGATGTTGTAATGGGAAATGGTTATCTTTTCCAATTACAACATATGCTTATTATTTTTTCATCACATAATTTAAAATATTAGACAGGTCCCTTTCAAGACCATCTTTACGAGCACGCATCTTATCCTTATCAAGATAATATCCGTCATCATCTATACAATTTTCGACAAATATATTCAATGTTTTCGAAACATTATCAAAATAATCCACTTCCGACGCATTCTTAGGGAAATCTTTTGGTTGATAAATGTAGAAGTGTGCATTTTTCGTAAACCTTGCAATCAGTTCATTATTATAAAGAACTGTAGCTATAGTGATACCATCCGGAACCGCTAGCGTGTCCAGTGTACAGCAGATGTCTTCATTTTTATCTTGATTATTAATATACTCTTCTTCTGAGATCTTTTCTCCTTTTTTGTTATAGAATTCTATAGCATTTCTCATAACAGGTTTATCGTTTCTCCGCACTAAATCTTCTAGCATACTCAAGCAGTTATATTCCGCATCTGAAACATCCTCATCGAATTTATACAAGATACCGCTAATCTCCTCATCAATGTTATATCGTTGCTGTAACACTGCACCTATATCATCTGTAAGATGTTTAAGATTGTTTTCAAATATCACTTTATCATCTATATTTAGACTATTCTCGATAAAGTTCCTAACCAAGATAGCAATCTTTATATCATCAAGACCACTAAACGATGTGAATTTTACCGATTCATCCTCCCAGATATATATATAACCATGATGTCCTCCAACCGATATTAAGATAAGCGGATCACCGTTTGTTGCATTATAATTTATACTATACGAAACTCCCATATTCTTTTCCTCCCTATTATTTTTATATTCAATTTCATCTTTGTTATAATTCATATTTATTTTCTCCTTTATTTCTTGTATATATAGTCGATTGATTTAATTATACGATCAATTCCAGGTTTAAGATAAAACTTAATCACATCGTCTGTGATAGGTTTATCGTTATTCATTATCTGGTCTATAAATCTCTGAATATCTTTCTTGATATAGTAATCAATCTTTCTTTCAGTGACCTCTTTCAATCTATGGATATAATATTGACTGGAAACAAGTTTCCATATATTAATTCCACAAAGTGGTAAGTATTTTGGTGGTTTAAGATTAGAATGACAAAACTCTATATTTACACTATCATTATATACTTTAACCACTGCTAATGCTCCACCATATTGATAATAAACCTCCTTTTTAGGTTTCTCGGCTGGTTCATTATTAACGGTATTATCCGATTTCCGCTGCTGATGTTCATCTAGTTCTTGACATTTTTTATCTTTTATCATCTTGCACAGCTTCATGATATAATCATAAAGAACGTCATTGTGTTGTAGTAACGCCTTTAAAGGTTTTCCTCCTTCTCGTAAATATCCTGTTATAGTTTTGATAGATATTCCTATGGTTTTAATCTGATCTATCATCTCTGTCGTTAGCGTTAGGTTTTCATCAACGTTCTTAATAGATCCATCTTGCATAAAATCAAATACATACCTATCGTCACAAAGAATAGATATAACCGGATCGGTTATATCTGTTGAATCATAATATTCAAACTTTACGTTTGCGATTATCATATTTTCCTCCTTAGAATATATTTAGTTTATAGACGTGAGATACTCACATATGACACTTAACAATCTCTGAACCACATCTTTCCCATGCTCAGTTAAAATGCCATTATTAAAACACGTATCTTTGTACAAATCCGATACACAACTTACTTTATCGAGCATATTAATGGATTCCATGTCAAGCATATTTTTACTATCATTGACATGATAAGTTTTTCCAGAGGAATCCATCTCAAAAATTACAACACCGTTAGCCGTTACAGATGCTATCACATCCATAGGATTTCCTGTTAGATTATAATTAACGCATGATATTCTCATATATACACCCCTAAATTAATAATAATTATTTACTCGTTTTTATTATAGTAAAAACGAATATTTCCTAGATGCTTCATCCGGTACATATCTCATAACGTTATCAAACCTTTTTGACGCAAATAGGATAATATTATAAATCCAGCTATCAGATCTGGTTATTCCGGATTTTTCTGAAGTTACTGTTATATATTCGGAAATTTCAGCAAGCTTTTTCATATCACCCATATCAACGCCTTTAGATCTAAATACTATCGATCCTCCTGTATATACAACATAATCCGTTTTAAATGTATTTCCACTAATGTGACCTATATTTATCAGAGGATCTTCTATATGTATAACACACATAGTTTCATTATATTTATTTTCCGATTCTTCTTCATCACAAGAACTGTACTCTATATCATATATACCTTTCGGTAAATATGTGTCTAAATATGTATACAGAAATGATATTACTTCTGAAACGCTTAAATTTCTAAATTTATTACCATCATTGGAAGTATTCAATACATCCAAAATTGTGCAAATTATATTGTAAAATTTTGGTATATTAAAACTGTATCTTGAATATGAATAACTATCTCTAAATTCAATATGTCCATTATAATAAATAGAAATATCTCGCTCTCTTCGATTGTTTACTATCCTTTCTATACTGACAATTGGGTCAGATTTAATATGTCTTTCATCACATATTGTATACGTGACCATATGCCATTTTTTGGATAAAATAAATTGTTTTATATTCATAATTCCTCCATATCTATTCAATGTACACCATTTTGCAAGTATCATTTTTCTTTTGTACAATTTCAGATTTTATCATTCTCGTTTTATTAAAATAATATGCATCATATGTGAGCACGTTAACAACATATGTTAGTGTGTCATCATCATTAGTATAAATATAATTATAATCCGATAGATAAATCATTCTAGTAATATCCATTAACAATTTTACCATACGTGCCTGTATGTTACGGTTTCTGACTATTAACTCTCCTTTCCGAAATATTATAAAATCGCTCTCATAACGTCCATCACCACATCGATGACCGATTGCTATAGTATCGGTATTTTTCAATGGTATCGATGAGGAAATGTTTGGTTGTTCTTTATACTTCATAATCACACAATCAACCAAATACCTTCCATCAGTATCAGTCATAGAAACCGGTTCAGATAATAATATTTTTGGAGAATGCTTAATACGATACATAGAATCTAGAAAAACTTCTATCATTTCTACATATTTTGAAATTCCACCACTTTTTCTATTCTTTCTAGCAATTTCTACAAGATTCATAAGAATTGTAAAATTGTTATAAAAATCACCAATATTAGAACACTTACTCTGTGTTGCTATCCCAAAAGGATTACATACAGAAATGTCACCGTTTAGGTATATAATGATATCTTCCACTCTAGTATCATACTCTATGTGTCCAAGAGTAATAAACGGAAGAGTATTATATTTCGGATAACGATCGTTGATCATATCATCATACACGCTAATCGTTTTATAGAATTTATATTTTTTATGATAATCTTCTATTAATTCTATAGCCATTATAAATCCTCCTTTATTTCTCCAATAATTTTTCATAACTTGGAATATTTCGTTTTAATTTTTCAATTATACCATATTTGTCTGAATCCGATGTTGATCTTCTTACGATATCGACATATTCTTTTATGATATTGGAAATTACGTTCTCAAATTCAGGGTATTTAAAAATTCCACCACTATCTGTTAAAAACTCAACTTTTCCGGTTACGTATATTTTTGTAATCGGATCACTATAGTCATACAGTTCTACTATTGGGACTTCATTATTACTGTACGAATTATTTACAACAATAGTAACCTCATGTTTAATCCTTTTTCTAGCCATAAATATACTACCTCCTAAAAATATATTTTCATTATCACTAATATAATATCTAAATATTCTAGTTAGAATATGAATTTAAACATGGCATCCGAGAAAAACAGCAAAAAATAAAGATGGAG